GCAAATCGCCTCCGAGGGTCGTGTAGTCCGAGCCGTCCGGCGAGCCCTGGACCTTGAGCTTCGTGACCTGCGTGCCGGTCAGAGCGCCCATGAGCGCGATGAATCGAACGCCGCGGTAGCCGCCGTTCTGCGACATATCGACGCCGCTGGACGACGGGCAGTTGATGTCGGTCGTTCCGGCAACCGTCCCGGTGTTGACCCGGATAACCCGCGTCCGTTGATTGATGGCCATTCCCATTGAACATTCCTTGAGTTAGTTGTTTTTCGCTTCAACCAAAGTCGCGTAGCCCTTTTCGACGAACTTCGCGGCCTCGGCACGGTCCCAATCAACCTCATCGCCGGGGCTGTAGGCGAATTCACCGATGATTTCGACGCGAGCCGCAACCTTGACGGTCCGCGCCTCGTCGGTTTCCCGGTCCACGACTCGCTCGGTAGATGCCGGGATCGTGCGAGTTCGATGGCCCGCGATTCCCTGAGTCAGTTTGATCCGAACGCGGTCAGGTTTTTCGGCAATGGCAGCCACTCAATGCTCCTAGTGAACGAGGTACTTAACGGGATGCGTCCCGGCGTCCAGAAGTCCGCCGTCGGCACGCAGGTAGGCAATGAACACGTCTTCGTCGTATTCCGCACGGCGCTCAACGAGCCGCTGTAAACGCAGGCCGTTGACTTGGCGGACCTTGTACAAATCGAGCTTGCCGAACAGCATCGTTTTCTTGCCGCTCGAAATGCTCGAATCCATCGCCTGATTGATCCAGAACGGATACTGGTAGAGATTGTCCGGCGCGTCGGACTGCATCCCCGAAGTCCAGAGATAGCGGCCGATACCGTCTTTTAGCTTCCGCAGCGTCTTGAAGATCGTGTCGTGGAACATGAAACCCACGCCGTCTTGATCGCGGTACGCCGGGTCCACGCTGTGGATGAGGTCCAAGATTTCGTCGGCTGCGATGGCGGACGTGCTGGCAGCGGTAACGCCAGAGGTCGCCGCAGTCACAATGCCGATAGGACCGTTGCCAACATCCGCCCCGGTCGTGAAATCGGTGTTCTGCTTGCGACCGATGCGCGTACCAAGCATTGCGCCAAAGCGAGATTCCAGGTCAATCACCGCGTCCGTCATAAACGACCGGCTGACGTGAATAAACTTGCTATGGAAGGTGAAGGCTTGCAGAGAGAGCCGGCCCGTGTTCGGGTCGGTGGACGTGCCGTATCCGGCGTCCTGAGCCTCACCGACGCGCCCGCCCGTGTTCGACGTGTCGTCCATCGTGGGCCAGCGCAGCGTTTCGCCGGTTTCGGTGCGAATCAATTCGGCAACCTGAAGCACGCCGCTGTAGGACAGCATCGCCTCTTCAAGCCGGGTTAAAAGCGTTTCGCCGGTCAGCGTTCCGCCCGTGGACGCCTTGCCGGTAATGAGGTCGTTGCGGAATCGCTGCGCGTTCATCGCGCCAGCACCGCCGGGACCGCTTGTATGTCCGCCCTTCCAATACGCTTGGGCGCGGTCGAAGTTGGAAGTCGGGCCAAGGCGAAGATTGATTTCGCGCGAATGCGGGTTGATCCGCAGATTCTTCATGGCGTCAACGTGTTCCGGCCGCACATCGTCCGCGAAACGGTCCGCCAGCATCCACCCTTGAAGGGCCAGAGCTTGGTTTTTGATGAATTCCGCGTTGGCGTCCGGGTCGCTCGAAAACCGATTGCGGTTAGTCGGGCCACGGTTCAGGTCGCCGCCGTCGCGGCCAATGAGCGGATTGGATCTGCCGGTGGCCTCGTCGTCCTTCAGCGCCTGCATGCGCCGGTCGATGCCCTCTTTCCGCTTGGCGGCGTTCTCGATAGACGATTGCTCGTCCTTCAGCGCCTGCATGTTGGCGTCGTAATCGGCGGTGAGTTTCGTCCAGTTGGCCTCGTCTTCGCCATGCCACGCTTCGCCGTTTTGGTACTTGTTACCGATGGCCTCGATTTGGCCCTTGAGATTCAGCCGCTTTTCTTGAAGTTCTTTGAGTGCCGACATTTCTGCGCTCCGGGTTATTCGCCGGAGGCGCATGAAAAACGGCAGCTACTCTCGGCGAAGGGTGAACCTTCGTTGAGGAATCGCTGCCGTCTGACGGCTTCTGATTTCACTCGTCTGCGGTTGGGCTGTGAGCTTTCCCGCAAACTTCAATTGGATTGTGAGGGCGTGGCGCCCGATTGAGTTACATGCTACGGATTTCCGGTGCCGTGTAAACCTTTCTGTTTGTACCGTACAACACTAGCTAGACGTTCGGCGAAACACTCGCTCAGCAGCCACGATGGTTTTGGAATCGTGCTTGTGCTTGCACTCATTGCATTCAAGTCGCTGCTCTTGATATTGCCCGATTTGACGAGACGTGCGGATTCGCATTTGGCCTTTGCTGCACTTCGGGCAGCGGTCGCCGCTACTCATTTTCCTTGCCCTCCTGGCAGCTTCCGCATTGGTCGCAATCCCATCTCCAATCGGCAATCGGATTTATGGCTGGCTTACGTTCTACCCACGCACCGCAACTGTGGCATTTGAATGCAACTCGATCAAATCCAGTAAGTTCAACAACCTCGGATGCTACGGAGTTTCCGGGAATGTCAGCAAGGAACGATGTGGATACAATCTCAGCCATTGGCGGCCTCATCGTAAGTCACGTCCACAAACCACAAACGGCTGTTGTGTTGGACAGGCACTACCGTCAGAGTCTCGACAAGGATATTGCCTGGCAGCAGTTGACCAACCTGTAACATCCCCGGCGCAGTCACGGCATCCGCTGGCGTGTCGCATTCGACGATGTAGCGAAGAGGCAGGGCCGGTTTGCGGTCAGACATCCGCTTCCTCCATCGCCATCATCCGCAGCTTGCGGTCAATGATCGACTTGGCGTTGACTGGATGAACATCGCCTAGATTCAGAACGGTCCATCGAAGATCAATGGCGTCAGAAATTGCGTCCTGAACCGCCTTAGCCTGAAGCAACGCAACCGACCGTGCATCCTTGGACATAGCCGGTAGTTCGCGGATCGCATCTTTGATTTTACCATTTGCCGACAAGTATTCTGAACGGACAGAATCGAGAGCGATAGCCGATTCTGCGGCCAAGGCGGCAGCGCTAGCGGTTGACTTCATTTCATCAAAATTATTCCGCCATTTCTGATGATCGAAGGCGGCCGTAAATGCACCGGCCTCCAAAGAGTTACTCGGCGTTTTCTTCAGCGGCACAATCGCGTCGATCAGCTTTGCATCCAGCGCCTGCGCCGCCGTCAACTGCGTGTCTTCGCTCATCATCTTGAGGAACGAATCGGCGCGCCGTCCGCTGCGCCGGGCATAGACATTGGCAATGGCTTCTGTGTTCTGTTTCAGGTAAGCCGCCATCTTCTCGTGATCCTCATCGTTGCCGTAGGTCAGGCCCAATGCCCGATGCAGGAACATCGTGGTTGATTCGCCCATTCGCCGCTCATCCCCAGCCTGAACGATGAAGGACGCCGACGATGCGGCCTGCCCTACGACGTTCGTGATGATCTTCGCGGAATGCCGAGACAGTGCGTTGTACATGGCCATGCCGTCGTCAATGAAGCCGCCGGGGCTGTTGACGTGGACCGTGATTTCCTTGGCATCTTTCAGCGAGTCAAGTTGACGCTGAAACGTCGGCGCACTCACTCCGCCGAAGTCGTCGCCGATAACGCCGTCTAGGTACATCTCTGCGCAGCCGTCCTCTTTCATTGCCGCTTCAAATCGCGGCGTGTTGGCCTTGAGCCAGTCGTCGATACGCCGGCGTTCCTCGTTGCGGCCACGAGTGAATTTTGCGGCGTCGAATTCCAAGGCGAATTTGTGAAGTGACATTTCGTGTTCTCCTAAAGTAATCCAGCGTCCATGAGTAAGGCGATTTCCGATTCCTCTCGCTTCCGCCGTCGCCAGCGAATTATCGTCGTCAAGGTTTCAGGGTCAAATTGCTTCTCGACTTCGATAACTGCCGGTGGTGTCGTTTTCTTCTTGCGCTTCCTCCGTGGCGGCTGAGGTGATTCGGTGTATTGGTAGGTTTCGCGTCCGTCGCTGCCATGATGCACCAGCACCGGCCCGACGCTGCTGCTGACCGTGACTTGGCCGAAGCCTTGCGTCACAAGTAGCGGAGAACCGAAACCTTGGGTAACGATGAACATTAAACTTGCTCATACTCCGTTGCATCGCCGTTGGCATCGCGTTTAATTTTCAGCTTGCGCGGCTTCTGCATGTCCCTCATCGCGTTCTTAAATTCGCCAATGAGTTGCGAAGTCGATGCCGTGCCGCACTCGACAATAGCCGATGCGAGTTGCTTGTAATCAATCGTGAAATTGACAACGGCCGGTGGCTGCTCTGGGACGGTGATGTTGTTCGTGACCGATGGCGTTGGTTGTTCGGGGACGTTAATCGCAGGCGCAAAGTTCACGGTGGCAGGAGGCTGATCAGGCATGGTGATGTTGTTTTGCACCGTTGCCGGCGGCTGTTCTGGAATGGCAATCGTCATCGCGGGCATCGCTATATTTGCACCGCCATGCAATCCTTCCGACACGGAGATTGCCGGTATCTGCTGAACAATATGCGAGGCAACCGCATCCGGTGCTGTTCGCTCAAACTGATTCAGGAATTTCTCGACATTGGCCTTCAGGTCTTCGGCGACGTTTGGCGGTTCTGTCAACTTCCGCAATCCGTCAATCTGAGCCAGAAAGCCATCGGTAAACGCTGCGTTCGATAACTGCGCAATCATCCCTTCCGCGCCGCTGGCCTCCACCATTGCACCCAGGATAGGTAGCATCGCTTCGTCAAATGCCTGGCGCTGTTCATCCGCGCCGCCGTCGATCCATTTCAGGAACGCAGCAGCATCACCAGACAACTTACGTGCCTGTGCCGAGGTGCGACGAACCATGCGGCCGATCTGCTCGGCTAGCATCTTCTGGCGGGCTATCGTGGAATTCTTGACTGGCTTGGCGGACTTTGCCGGCTCCGAAGCCCCCTGCGATGCGGATGCGGGCCTGGTGTTCGGGTTCTCGTACTTGTCGCCGCCGGGGTCTTTGCGGCGGTTATACCGAAGCTTTGCCCGCACTTCGTTGGGATTCAAAATCTCCCGGTCCCTCAATCCGCCAAGCGCTTCGGCCAGCGTCTTAAAATCTGCGGTGATGAATTCGCTATAGTCGTGCTCGAATGCAACCTCTCCATCCAGCCAGTCTTTCTCCGGTGTCAGTTTGAAATCGCATTCATCGGAAATCGTATCGGCCCAGTGATGCAGGCAGCCTTGCAGATAGCTGAGGTTGTCTTGCTCAAATGAGTTGTACGACTTGGAATCTCGAATACCGAGTTTCGACGGCGGCAGTTCAAAGAAGCTCGCAATATCCCGTTTGTCGGCCTCACGCGCCTCGACAACTTGCGCTTGCTCAAGAGTCGATTGGGCGCTGTCGAATTTTGCACCCTCGCGGAGAATAACTGTCTTAAACGGGTTGTCGCCTTGCTCATACGTTTTAGAAAAACCTTCCTCGACCGTATCCCGCGCCGGCTTTGTCATCCCGGTCGGCAGGGTGAGAATACCGCCGAGACGCGCACCGTTCTTGAAAAACTTGCTCTCGAAATTACGGCGTGACAGTGCGAGCCCGATCGAATCACGCGCATCTTTTACGAGGTCGCTGCCAGCGGTTCCATCCAATGACAGCCCAACGATGTGCAGCACTTCCGATGGCCAGAGAGTTTCGATCTTGCCGTCAACTTCCGTGGCATAAATCAGTTCACCGTGATACCATTCCGCCGAAGTTCGATCAGGAAGCAGGTTATAGAGTTCGATTTTTCCGAAACGATTGCGAGTGATGTAGGCATAGCCGTTTTCCCACAGCAGGGAATGCACCATCAGGTCGCGCCAGAACCTGGCCGCGGTCTTCCAGGGATTGGCCTTGAATGCGCAGGCGACATAGGCCGGGTGGGTTTTGACAATCTCCCGCTCATCATCCGCTACATGCTTGTAGGGATAGAGTTTCATCTTGGAGATGTCGCACGAGATGAGCCTGACTGCCTGACGGACCGGGGCTAGAGAAATTGCAGTTTGGTGATTGACGCGCGCACCGGATGCCGCCGCCATCGTTCCGCCAAGTTGCTCGATTGCCGCCGGGTCTTGTAGGCTCACTGCCGGGTTTTCGAGCGTGGCGTTTTGGAAACGACGCGGCGAAGCGGCGAATGTCGAGGCGATTAAATCTGCGATCATTTCTTAGCCTTTTGTTGTGACCACGCCACGAGCACCCCAAATACCGCCGCCGCCGATCCACCGAAAATAAACGCCATTGGCGGATACGCGAGCCACAGGCCATAGGCCACGGCTATTGCACCAGCAAACGTCAAG